ATACCATGCTGCTCTGAAAAGACGAGTCAGATAGTTGACCAGATTGATCACAGAATCATCCAGTAAGGTATTGGTGATTTCCGTATAACCTGCAAGCTCATGAACGATCATTTCGACCATACCAAAGGTCGGTTCGGTTTCGGGTTTCTCTCCACCTTCCTCAACCCACTCAAAGGAAACTCCGGCAAAGTGATCGAAACCTGCATCTTCAACGTCAGGATTCTGTTGCAGTTTCGGGAATTGAATCTTCTCACCGTTCATGGGCCATACGGTTGCCTTGTTCCATACCAATGTGTCTTCAGCATCATACATGATCATGATGTTTTTGAATTCTTCCGGCACAAGGTATCCACCTTCATCGTCAATGGCAGAACTCAGGAACTTGCTGACAACTCCGGTTTTCAAATAGGCACTAAAGTCCTTTGCCCATTGGGTGACTTCTTCAGAACATTGAATCCAGGGGTTAGAAGAATTTCTGAGATTGATGATTGAACCTTTATCGGTTGTCATAACACCACCATCAATCTTAAAAGCACCACCGGATTGCTGAATCAACTGTTTCGACTGTGACATGGTAAATGGATTTTCCACATCGTTCTGAAGATCCTCAATCATTTTTTGAACTGTACCTTTGACTACATCAGAGAATTCATCCCCTCCCATATAGTCCTTGACTTGAGAATTCAACAGTTCAATCAATTCTTCTTTCGTAAGTTTCATAACGAGATTCCTCCTATAAGAAATAATTAATTTTTACTTAATTGATTTTTCTGCTTTCACAGATTTGAATGTTTCTTTCAGCTTTTCTCTGAAAACGCTATTTACGGTTTCGGCAACGGTCTTTGATTCCAACAAATCATCATCAATTTCAATGGTGTCATCGGAATTGGATTTATCATCGTTGGGGGATAGCAACGAATCATCAATTTCAATTCCACCATCGTCTTCTGAGTGAGACTTGTCAGGATCATCATCCGTTTCAACATCATCCTCTTTATTATCGTCTATTTTTGAATCAGAATCAACATCTTTTTCAGTAACGAGTTTTTGAATATCGTCCAACTTAACCAGAATTTTATCAAAAATTTCATCAAACGCTGAAGCAAGGGTTTCTGTCAATTTAACCATGTTTTCCGTCATGATTCTTTCGATGGTATCACCAATAGCTGTTAATTCATCATTGGTCTGTTCATCGTCAATCACATCGTCCACATCTTCATCGTCTGACTTTTGAATTTTAATTGGTTCCTCAAACCGTCTAACTTCTTTCTCAGCAGATTTTTCCTCAACCTCAAAGTCCTTATCCTTCTCCATCCACTTCCAATCATAATAATGGAGTTTGTAAGTCTTATCGGTATGATCGCTGATCCATCCTTTTATATCACCTGTATTCCAGGTTTCAGGATCAAAATAATAACCAACAGCTATTGGATCTCCAGTATTTCCACCTGAAGTTATATCGGTAATTGAATTAGCATAGACCGCTTGAATTCCAGGGAACTCGTCCATTGTTTTAACTTCAGGATTAACAAACTCAGCTAATTCCTCACGTACCGGATAAAATAAACCGGATTCTGTTTCAGCAAAAACAGTAGGATAACCCAATTGCATCATGTTCTGAACATTTTCAATACCATTCAAACTAACGGTAGCATTGGGATTGGCAGGAATGGTAACACCAGATACTTCAAGCAATTCCTGTTTGGTGAATTCAATTCCTCCACCCCACTTGTCTTCTTCATTTCTCCAAGTGAATTCAAGACCTCTAAATCCAACAGAGAAAGAAGTAAGAAATCCATTCTTATACTTATTAAAGATCTTCATGGATTTGTCATCATTTTCATCGAACTGCGGTTTGATCATGAGTTTCTTTGCATCTTTGTCAACCCACGTTCTGAGTGATCGAGCAATTGGAGGTTCCCAATAATCGTGACTCCAGGGAATCATGGGATTCTTTTTAAAATTCTTCAGATCCCATCCATCCTGTCGGACAATATCCTTATCCCTGTCTTCATCCTCTGTGGATGCAACAGCAACAAAGGACTTCATCTTATCGTCCAACTGTTCGATTTTCTCAACGGTGTAATCCATTGCTCTGACCGGATCACCATCTTTTAAAATGGGCCGACCATCTTTTGCTAAAATTTGATAAGCCATAATTTACTCCTTTACAATTGTACAATCACAAGATAGGTTTAATATTTCATTTGGAAATCTTATACGTGTTTTGCCTAATTGAAAATAATCATCAGAGATCATTTCTTTTAACTTGCCTTTATGACCACATTCATTTGAATTGATCTTCCAAAGCATATTAGATTTATTCTCTCTAAAGATTAACCATTTGGCATAATTAATACACGCTTTAGACAAGGAATTTGTTATTTTTGAAAGTCTTGGATTGGAATTTAATTGATCAACGAAGTAAATTTTCCACTCTTGATCTTTCCATTTTGGATTTTTAAACAATGTGTTCTTATACTCGTCTACCACCTTGTCTACCGTTGGAGTTATCCAATCTTCTATATCAATGGTTTCTGCTGAGATTGTTTTTTCTCCTAAGTATTCAAGCATATGAACGACCATTCCTACCGTTATATCCGCAAATGTAGCTTTTAAGATCTTATCAATGTTTTCGGGATCTGCTGCTGAAATATTTTCTTCAATATAACCAAAGACAATACCTCTGACTTCATCACATAAAAATTTAAAATTACCATTGCTCAATGATCTACCGTCCGTTGGATTGTCATCTCGATCATCTGATCCATCGGGATTGACATGAGAATCAGGTTCATCATCTCGATCATCATCTTCTGGATCTGTTCCAGTTTCGTCATCGTCACCCTCTGCTATTGCTTGCTGTGCCGACAATTGAGAATCGATGATTTCATCCACTCTATCTAAAGGTATCATGTCTTTTGAAATAAAAATTCGTTCACCACCTTCAACAGCTTCAAGTTTATGTGTCTTCTCTCTAAACTCGTTAATAGTTAAGGTGGGCAATCCTACATGAATACGACCTTCTTGTACTTCTATTAAACGATCTCTTGGAATTGGATTTTGATGTTTGAATTCAATATCATTACTAAATGAACTCAAAATACCTTGAGTTAATTCTTCATCCCAAAGAGTTAATCGTGGTTGAATGGATTCCCTATTAAATGATATATCATTCTGTACGTCACCGGAACGATTACCTTCAGCAAATCCTAATTTATTTTTAGGAACTCGATAAGCAGCAAAAACTTTTTCTCTTGTCCATTGAGCAAGACTTAAAAATTCAAAATCACGATTGGCATATTGTAAAGGAACTGGTTTCAATCCTGTATCTAACACAGCAATGTCATGAAACGTTCCTTGATATTTTGATTTCCAACGTTCTTTAATTTCATCTGCTTTTTCCTGATCAAGTGATTCATCAGTAGATAATACAAAATCAATTCTGGCAGAATTTTTAAAGAAGTCTCTTTCATAAACTTCAATGTAACTGTCAATATCCTGTGCATAGGCTTGTGCTTGAATAGGTGAAGCACCAATAAAAGGATTTGTAGGATGAATGTAATTAATGACTATTAGCTCATTAATATCAAAATCCATCGATCTACCTGCTCCAAATTTAAACTCATAAACAACTTTAGGATTAATTAATTCTTCTGACACTTTACATTTAACAAAGTCGTTCATATTCAAAGGCCAGATCTCCCACACCTGACCAAGTTTATTCATACCTTTCCAAAGAACAGCCATACCACACATATCTAACTGAATCTGACAAAAGGCTTTAACAAATCGAAAAGTCATTAAGTCATTGGGATGATAAAAAGGTTTTGTATATGAACTATAACCTTTACTGGTACGACTTAATTCCTCTCCAGTACTCTTTCTATAAAATGAAAAAGGTAGAGTAGATACACGATCTGAAATTAAACTAACACAAGAATAGGCCCAAGATTTATATTCTGCTAATTGTATTCTTGGTTGCTGTTTCAAGTTGACATATTCGCCACCTTGCTCCCTGCGTATCATTGCTGACAATTGATCATAAGATTTTTTCTTAGGACTCAAAGTGATTTCAAATGGGCCTAATTTCATTTTTATCTCCCTGCCTTTACGTTGTCATACAAAAAGTACGTTTTAACGTTATTACCAAACATTAGGGCCGTTGGATTTGCGGTATAGTGCTTTGACTCCTTCACGGCAGAACCAAAGAGACATTACAATATCAGTAGTTTCAAAAAATGGACGATGTTTGAATTCTTGAAATAATTTCATCCAAGGATTACGTTCATCCATTCCACCACCTGTAAGTTCTATTTTTTCAGGAAAACAAAACATCCATTCTTGATTTTCAAATTCCTTCTCGATACTTGGTAATCCTGTAATTGGATCTGCTTTATTACGTCCAGTTTGAAAAGGTTCAATTTTGATTCCAAATTTTTTATATTTATCTTCACCTAATGAAGAAATTAACATATCGATTAATGCTTCTTGAATACCATTGTTCTCAGCCACATATAATTCACAACCATATCTACGATACCATTGAAGCATGATCTCAGTTACTTCTCCTGATCCTCTTAATAATCTTATTTCTTGGGGAACCTTTAAACCTGACTTTTTATGAACAGCCAAACAAGACATAACTGTTCCTGGCCTTTGTAATCCGGCAAAGTCAATACCGCCAATGAATAACCAATTAGATTCATGTTCTATCGGAGCTTTAGGACTTAGGCCATAATGACAACATTTTAAAAAGGAAGGAAAAGTTTTATCAGAATCAGTATAAGGAACCAATCGATAACCACGATCAAAATCCCTTGTACCTAATTCCTTGTGTTTAATGATTAGATCTTGTTTATTAAATTTAGACCATAAAGGAAAACTCATTTTCCTACCAAACGAGTCAGTATATAAAAGACTTTCCTTATCTTCAGAACAGGCAATTGTCATCCAAGACCAAATCGGATTGTTTTGAATCATTGAAGCTAAATCATTTTCATGCCACTTATTCATCATTACCAATACTTCAGACTCTTGTGGAATCAAACGTGTTAGCCAAATATTTTTAAAGGTATCTTCTATTTTAACTCTTGTGGTAGGTTCTAATACTGCGGTTTTAAGATCTTGGGGGTCATCGAACACCAAAAGGTTTGCACGTCCACCTATTGCTAATGAAAGGACTCCGTAGGCTTCAACCGTACCGTCTTTTAGCATTGCATTGCGTTTGACGATAAAACGTTGAGATCCCCAAATAGGAGTTGGTTGAATGTGTGGTGCTAAACGATGAAAATCTTCATCCTTTTGAATGTAGTCTCTAATAGCTCTACATCTTTTTACTGCTTCTGTTTCTGATACATGAACTATCTTGATCAGAATATTTGGGTTTTTTGCGATTCTATATAAAAGGTATCCGGTACATATTTGTTCAGTCTTTCCATGCCCGAATGCCCCCAAGATCAAATATTTATTGAAACCTTTCTTATTTGCAAAACGAATAAAGCGATGCATGATATTATGCACCGCTTCATTTTCTACTAAATCACCTTTAGTATCTTTTAATACATTACAAACAAACCATTCAGATTTTTTAGGAACCATGTCTTCATAATTAACATCTATCCCTTCCATCAATTCAGAGATAGATCCTCTTATGAAGCGTTTTATATCCTGATCAAAAACAGTTGAAGATGTTGCCATTGATTCCTGTTATCCTCTCGATCTAATTCTTTCAGCTTCTTCAGGTTCATAACCCAACATTCTATCTTTCTGCATATTAATAATCTCACCATCAACGTCCAGTTCTCGTAACTTCTGTAGAAACGACTGTCGGATCATAGGTTCAAGCGCATTAACAGCTTTGAAGATCAATTGGATAAAAGAGGAAAGTTTAATATCATATTCATGCCGAATGGTGTCTTTCTTGGCATACTTCTCAGGAAATTTTCTTTCAAGTATCCAAGCAGAAGCATTCCACATTCCTGCATCTCCGGCATCTTTGATATTGTCCAAGCATGATTCCTCACACTTGGCAGAACAGGTTTGAACAAATTCTTCAAACTCAGGATCGGATCTGTAAACAGAAAGCATGTAAGGTGAGACCCCACATAGCTTTGCAGCATCTTCAATATCCAGACCTTTTTCCATGTAAAGGCCCAATCGTTCTTTAGTTAAAAAATCTGGTTGAAGATCTTGATTTCCATTTCCATTTCCGTTATTCTTGGATTGTAAGTTTAG